GTAGGTAAGTCGTGTCGGTTGTCGCCAACGTTGCCATTAACGTCGACAGCCGCAACGCGGTTAGCAAACTGCGCGAGGTTCAGTCGCAGTCGCAGCAAACAGAGCGTGCAATAGGTGGGCTGGGGAGCGCGATAGGAAAGCTTGCTGCTGCGTTTTCTCTTATTCAGGCAGCCAAGTTTGTTTTTGTCAGCACGGCTGAAATTGAAACCCAAACACGCAGCCTTCAGGTTTTAACAGGTAGCGCAGAAAAAGCTGGGCAGATCATCAAAGATCTGCAGCAACTTGGCGCAGTAACGCCATTTACCAGCAGTGAGCTGATTGATTCAGCTAAAAGACTGCAAGCATTTGGAGTTGAAACTAACAAGGTTGTAGAGACTACCCGCAGGCTGGCGGATGTCAGCGGTGCAACCGGCGCTGAGCTGCAAGGATTGGTCACTGCTTACGGGCAAGTGCAAGCCAAGGGCAGGTTGCAAGGCGAAGAACTACTGCAGTTTCAAGAACGTGGTGTTGCCCTTCAGCAGGTATTACGCGAAGAGTATAACCTAAGTGGAGAAGAATTTCAGGATGCACTAGAGAAGGGTCGGATCAGCGCAGAGGCGGTTGAGTATGCGATCCAAAAACTTACAACTGCTGGCGGTAAATATGCCGATGGGGCTGTAGCCCAAAGCGATACCTTGGCGGGCCGTCTAAGCACTCTTCAGGACGCCGTACAGAACCTTGCATCCCGCTTGGGTTCAATCCTTGCGCCTGCAATGCAAAGCATTTTGGGGCTTGCGATTGATATTGCCAATCAAGTTAATAATGTCTTTGAAACCATCCTGCTACAGCGCCAGCTAGGCGCAAATCTTTCTAATCAGCAACGAGATCGCTTGTTTAGGCAAGCGGGGCAAGAAGCCGAGCAAATCGCTAAGTTGCGTGGCGGTGGTCGCATCAATGCAGATCAATTTACGCAGTTGCGAGAAGAGCGGTTCCGCGATCTGATGCGTACTTATGGCTATCAGCAAGGAATCCTCAAGCCGCCTACTGCAACGCCTCCCGCTGCCGCCGCAACGCTGCCAGGGCTGATGGCTGCAACTGGCGGCAAAGGCCGGAAGGGCAAGTCTGACGCAGAAAAAGCGGCCGAAAAAGCAGCGCGTGAAGCGGAAAAGCTACGGCAAGAACTTGAACGGTCACTAGAAGTTGGAGATCAACTTGGCACGCAATTTAGTCGCCAAGCAGCGTTGCTATTTGAGGGATCAGAAATTGAACGCAAGCGACTGCAAATTCAATTTGATTTCCAGGACCGCGCTAAGCAAATTGCAGAGCTGAAGAATGCTGAGCAGCGCACCAACCTGAATCAGCTCAACGCCGAAATCCAGCGACTTGAGATCATTCAACTACAAACGGAAGAACTGAAAAAACAAGCAGAAGAAGCTGAAAAGCTCTTCAAGCAAGCGATGGAAGGTGCGGAGTTTGGCGTAGCAGGCCAAGGCACCGTTGCATCTGGCTTGAGTGATGCAATAGCCAGGCTAAAAGAGGATCTGAATCCAATCAAGCTGCAGATTGACGCGATCGTCAACGGCGCCAATGCAATCGGCAGTGCTTTTGGCCAAGCATTCCAAGATGTCGCAACAGGTGCTAAGTCAACGCAAGAAGCGCTAGCAGATGCGTTTGAAAGTATCGGCAAGGCATTTGTCAGCATGGCAGCTGAAATCATCGCCAAGCAGATGACCCTGATCATTCTGCAAACCATCTTTAATGCGTTAAGCGGCGGCGGCAGTGCTTTAGGCACAGCAAACAAGAACCTTACTGGCACGGGGGCACTTAAAACTCCGATTCCAGGATTTGCCATAGGCGGTCGCGCTAGCGGCGGCCCAGTCAGCAGCAACCAGCCCTACATCGTCGGCGAGCGCGGTCCCGAGTTGTTTGTGCCTGGTGTTAGCGGCAGCGTCGTATCCAATGCTGATACCCGCGCTGCACTAGCCCAGCAGGCCACAAACCGCCAAGGTAATGACACGCGGGCAATGTTGAATCAGCAAACTGCTAACCGTCAGATGAATGCTGGCGGCAGTGCAATGCAGCAAAAACCGATTGAGGTGAAATACGAATCGACCGTGATCAACGGCGTCGAATACGTCACCACTGAGCAGCATCAGCGTGGCATTGCGTTGGCAGCAGAACGCGGCAGGGCACTTACACTGCAAACACTGCAAAACTCAGTAAAAACACGTAAGCGCGTAGGTATGGCATGAGCACATTTGCATTCGTCAACTATGCACGCTTTTTGCAGGGTGATGGTACGCCAACCTCGCCGGTTTACGCCTATCAAAACTTCTCCATCAATCAAACACGCACGTACAGCAGCGTGACCTATGCGTTTGCGCCATTCGGCTACACGCTGGGTGCTGGCAGTAAGGGCGGCGACCGCAGCGAATCCAGTCTTGTTGCAGGATTGGATCCGATCAGCGTTAACATCTTTGCTGAGGCAGTTGAGTCGCGCTGGCTGCTGGACATCAAAACTGTCAGCCTTGACCCGGAAACCTTTGCTGATGATGCGTTAATTCGGTCCGAGCTGTGGCGCGTGGCGCAGTACGAAATGGACACCGAGCGTGTAATCCTGAAGCTTTCCAGTCCGCTAGACGCCACCAAGGGCGACATCCCTAAGCGCCGCCTAACCACTGGCATTGTTGGCGCCTTGCCCAGCACCGGCAACGTGGTGATCAGTTGATGGACTGGAAGCACTGGATTGGGCTACCTCATGAGTTTGGCGCCGATCCGGAAGACGGTAAGGCTGCAGATTGCCTGGTGATGGTGTGGCACATCTTGGATGACGCTGGCATTGCACACCCACAAATGAATGCACAGTGGCTGCAGCTTGCTGAGCAGAAGCGTTGGCCAGAGCTGGAGCAGTTATGGCGTGATGGCACCGTTGAACTTGATGGCCCGCAGCAGCACGCTGTAGCGCTGATCCGCAATGGCCCAGCCGGCCTTGGTGTCAGTATTGTTGTAGATGATGGGCTTTTGCTGGTGCATCACAGACGTGGCGTCCGCTGGGTGCCGCTGTCGTATATGCCAAGTCTTCGCTTTTACACCTTTCGCTGATGCTGCCTTCTGATCGCTACCTCGCAAGCCTGCTGGGTCTGACAGACGAGCAGTATCTGTATTTCAAGGCTGAAGTGGCGCGGCGTGCCAAGGAGCAGCCGGAGCCGGCGGTAATAGCAGGACTGGATCCGTTTACACAAGGTCTCATCTTGCTGGCTATTGGCATTGGCTTTCAAGTTGCCGCCAGCTTCTTAAAACCAAGCGTTCCGCAGCAGCAAGGCGGCCGGCCGGCACAGTTGCAGGCACGCAACCGCAGCGATGCGCCGATCACCAATAACCAGCGTTACACACCGCGCTACGGCTTCGACAGCACGCAGGACATCACCACACTGGGCAGCACCATCCCACTGGTGTATGCGTTGCGTGAGGCCATCAGCGGCACCACCTACGGCGGCGTGCGCGTAAGCACCCCGATGCTGTGGAGCCAGATCTATAGCCTCGGCGGTAGCCAACTGCTGCGTGCGATCTTCATGATCGGCGAAGGTCCGATCGGCGGCATTGACGCCAAAAACTTTGCGGCTGGCGGCAACACGCTGGCCAGCTACGACTTCGGCAACAGCACAGCCAACAGCGCCGGCAGCAGGCTCACCGTTTACGGCCGCGTCGGTAGTGGCCTAACCACACGCATTGCATCCGGTGATCAGATCTTCGGCCGTGCCGCTAACGCCGATGTGGGCAACGCGCAAAACGCAGGCGGATCCGATGTGTTCATGGTGCGCCGTGGCAGCAGCTGGGCAGCAGACTTCAGCAGCGCCACCAAGCCGAGCAATCAGACGATCTTCGGCGTCTACACGCTCATCGGCAATGACTTTGGCTTCAAGGTCAACCCGGTAATTCGCCCGCGTGTACAAGCGCAGTTGGTGCCTGAAGGCGAAGACGGCGATGCGCAGGTGAAGTGCAAGATCGACGATGTTGCGTGGGCGCAACGGAAGAAAGCACAGACCTATTTCAGCAGCCGCAGCGGATTGGTCAGCGGCAGCGTCGGCAGCGTCGGCAGCACAATTACCTACAAGCTCTATCCCAGTAGCGACAAGGACACGGAGTTCAGCCGCGATCTACGCACGCTGACCAATACGGCAGCATGGAGCGTCAGCAAAGAGCAGATCACAAAAGAAGGCGCTGCTGGTTACAACAAACCAGCAAGTCAAGACAGCCGCGCAAAGTGGGTTTACGAATACGACGATGAATCAGTTTCAGATCTAAAAAGCCGACTGAGTGCAACTGTCAACAGCGTAACAATCGACTCCGAAGGCATTGGCACGTTAAACGCAACTTTTACTTT